TCGTTAATTCTTTTACTTGAGGTGCAGAACCTTAATAGATCAGGTAGGTTTAATTCAAGAGCCAATGAAAATAAAGCGTCTTTAGGTAATTTATTCATTTCTTAATTAAAATAAATATATTTTACATTTATTTTATCATTTCTTATATTAATAGAATCCCGAAAGGATTAATTTATCATAATGAGGGCAAGAAGTTTGATTATATAATACTTTTACCAATGAACTTGTGCAACCTAATTCACACCCTGATCCGGCACTCGAACATTTGCACCACAAAGCACTATATTGACAAGTATATTTTCCATTAGTTTGAATTAGAGCCAATAGATTATCCTCTTCATATAATTTTACTTTTAAATACACATGAATCAGAAAAGTAGTTAATAGAAATGTTGTGAATAACCCTCTCATTTATTGATCCATACATAATTAATCTCTAATCACTTTTGGTTTTGAAGTAATAACTTTTTAAGGTGAGATCAATGCTATCAATTATTTTTCGAGTATTTACTTTGTCTCTATATTTTTCGCAAACATATTTTAATTTCAACAATTCTTCCACCGGGAATTTGGGATTTTTGTATAATCTCCCCCTCATTTTAATATAATTTCCCCTGTTATATTAGAAATCATTTTCTACAAAATTGTTTAATAAATTAACCCGTCTTATAATTAAAAATGAATGCAGCAGATGCTGTCAATTCCACTGTTTTAATTGATAAATTACAAGTTCATAGTTATGATTGGAATGTAAAAGATGAATTTGATGATAATGGTTATGTCACCATTTTATCTTGGTGCTTGGATCGTGATTCTAATCCATATCTATTAAGATTTCATAATTTTACACCATTCTGTTACGTTGAATTACCTTTATTTTTATCTAACAGAGGAAGAACATGTTTAGCAAGTTGGACTAAAGAAAAGGTTAGAAAGGTTTATAATTCCATCTGTTATAAATTAGGAGATGATCATAAACCTGTATCTTATGTCTTTCTTAAACGAGAGAAACTTTATTTCTTTAAAGGTTATAATAAGAAGTATCCTATGTTATTATTGAAATTCAATACATTGAAATCTATGTATGAATGTAAGAAGAAATTAAAGTACCCGATCAAAGTAAAAGGACTAAAAGCTGAAAATGTTCTAACAACTATTGCTGTTAATGTATGGGAGACCAATATTCCATTGGAAAGAAAATTATTGACTCTCCGAAATGTAAAGTATTCACAGTGGTTTGAAATAGATGCTATGAAAGTAAAAGATTCTGATAAGATTTCTAGATTAGAACGGGAGTATGTGGTAGATTGGAAATCTATGAATCCTATACCTATGAATATTTGCGGAGAATGGTTGACCAAACCCAGAATTCTAAGTTATGATATCGAGACCTATTCTGATAATCACAATGCTTTACCTGATCCTTTAGCATCTAAACATGTTTGTTATATGGTGTCTGTCGTTTTTCAAAGAATTATGTGTCCAGAAACAAGAAAAACAGATATAATTCTACTAGGTGAATGCAGTGACACTGATATGGCAAATGTAATTAAGGTCAAGACAGAGATGGAATTAATTGAAAAGTTTCAAGAATTAATTATCAAGTATGATCCTGAAATCATTACAGGTTACAATATCTTCGGATATGATAATCCTTATTTAGATAATCGTCTCAAAAGAAGAATGAAAGAATGGTCTCCCAATGTTTCCAGATTATTAGATGAGAAAGTGGAGATGAAATCTATGGCCTGGTCTTCATCGGCTTATAAAGATCAGGATTTTAATTGGTTAGAGATGGGTGGCAGAATTACAGTTGATCTTCTTCCTGTAATTAAAAGAGATTTCAAATTACCTTTATATAAATTAGATTATGTGGCAAATTATTTCTTAAAAACAGGTAAACATGATGTGACCGCCAAACAGATGTTTGAGACATTTGAGTTACAAAAATGTTTAAATGATGATTATGATCCTACTATATCAGTTATACCAAAGATTTATAAAAGAAATAAAGAGGAATATATGGATGACGAGATTTTAAGAAATGAATGGATTCAGGAACACAAGCAATTTGCCTTAGATGAGATGAAAAAGGTGGTTGATTATTGTGTGGTGGATTCGGACCTGGTATTAGATATTTTTGAAAAGATTCACGTCTGGATTGCTTTGATTCAGATGAGTAATGTTGTGGCTGTTTCTCCATCTAGTCTTTTTACGAGAGGTACTCAGATTAGAAGTTTAAGTCAAATTTATGATGAAGCCAGTAGAGACGGTATTGTTATCGACCAGCAGAGTTTTCCTAAAATGGATTTTGAGGGAGGTTTTGTATTTGATCCCACTCCAGGTATTTATCATTATATTCCTTGTTTAGATTTCAAATCACTATATCCAACAGTCATGATTGCTAATAATATCGATCATAGATCTTTTGTTCCATTAGAACTAATGGATAAGATTCCTGATGATGAGTGTCATGTGATTGAATGGGATTCAGAGATAGAGGTTGAACATGAGAATGATGATGGTGAGACTGTGACCGAGATTAAACCGGTTCATAATAAATACAAGTTTGTAAAAGGTGTTGATGGTATCATTCCCAGATTGTTGAAAAGATTATGGGTTGAGAGAGATCGAGCCAAGAAACAATTGAAAGAAGCTAAAGATCCAGTAATGAAAGCAGTGTATAATCAGAAACAATTACAAATTAAAGTAAATATGAATTCAATGTATGGAATGTTCGGAGCCCAAAATGGCGGTAAATTACCTCTACCTTATGCAGCTGCAGCCGTGACAGCCAAGAGCCGAGAAAGTACTATCGGTATGAATAAGTTCATTGAAGGGAAAGGTCATTCGGTTGTATATGGAGATTCAGTGACCGGAGATACACCTATCCTAATAAAACAAGGCGGTGAAACTAGATATATTGAAATACAAAATCTTCATTGTAGTAAATGGAAAGCCCAAGGGGAGAAGATTTATGGAGTGACAGAGAACATTATGGTTTGGTCAGATAAAGGTTTTACACCCATTAAAGGAGTTATGAAACATAAAACTAAAAAGAGATTATATTGTATTGTAACCAATTCAGGTATAGTTAAAGTGACTGAAGATCATAGTTTGTTAGATTCTGAAGGCAATGAGATTACACCTAATAATGTAAAGGTGGGAGATAAACTCCTGATTAAACCACATCCTGTAGATAGATTCTCAGACCTAATCTCAACTAAATCAGCAACATGTTACGTTGAATCTCAATTAGAAGCTATGAAAACCTGCGCTAGATTAAAAAGATTTGGATTAAACTTAACCTATGATTATAAGAAGAAAGGAAAGAAAGAAGAATATATTATCGGATTTAATATGCGAGAAGATATTGTTAATGATGGTACTATTATAAAAATTATAGATTTAGGATTTGTAAATGATTGGGTATATGATATAGAAACAGAAAATCATCATTTCAGTGCCGGGGTTGGAGAGTTAGTAGTACATAATACCGACAGTACTATGCCTGATCTAGGTATTTACAAAGCCATTCAGGAAGGTAAGTTAACTCCGAAAGAAGCTTTCCCTATCGGGGAAAAATGGGGGGAAGATCTTACATCTTTATTCCCAAAGCCTATGGAAGTAGAGTTGGAAAAAATTTATCACACTATGTTATGTATTAAGAAGAAATATTATTTGTGTATCGTTCTTAATCCTGAAACTGGCGAACCATATGAAAGTATAGATAAGATGATATTTAAGGGTGTTCCACCAGCTAGAAGAGATAAATGTAAATTTCAGAATACGATGTATATCAATGTTGCATTAAAAGTTATGAAGAGACAATCAATGGAAAATGTGTATAATTATATCGTAGACATGGTTTTACAATTATTAACTAAACAAATTTCTTGGAGAGACCTTATTATTATTGAAAGTGTAGGAACACATTACAAATCTGATAGTTATCGGATGAAGATCTTTAAAGATGAGATGGCTAAGATAGGAAGTCCTTTAACACCAGGAGAGAGAATCGAGTATGTTATTGTAAAGTCTTTTGGGGGAAATAGTGATGAAAAATTAGGATATAAAATGAGAACACCTGATGTATTTTTAGAACGATTAAATTCTGATACTCCAGAATATTTGGATTATGAATATTACTTGGAGAAAAAATTAATGAATAGTATTGAGAAGCAATTATTTCAAATTGGTTATCAGGATGAATTGAAAGAATTAGAAGAAAAGTATTTGGATATAGATCAGACAAGACTTTTACAAGATTTACGAGATAGGGGTTATGGATTTGTTGTAGATCAGTTGATAGAAAAGTTTGCTGGTGATAAATCAAAAATCATAGATTATCTTTTGAATGAAACAGATCTAACTAAAATAGTAAAGAAGTTATATAATTATCATATTAAAAGAAGAAATGGTAGAAAGAGGAGATTAACAACAAGGATCAATCCATGTCCTCTAGGTACTATGATTGAGTTAATTAGAGCTAAAACATTATATTTGAATGAAATTAAAGAATATCACATGACTAAAAATAAACCTAAAAAGATAAAGTTAAAGATATTACCAGGAAAAGTAAAACAAGGAAGAATAGATAATTGGATTAAAAAGAAAACATTACAATTAAAAACAACAAATTGATCATTAATATTATTAAATATTAATGATTAAACCTATGAAAAAGGTTAAGAAGTTTTATTCCAAGATTAGATCTAAAACCTTTTCTAAATTGGGATTATATGCTTTAGATAAGTTTATTCAATCCAAATATTTGAGAAATAACGCTAATACCGTTCCATTAACCTTATTAGCTACCATATTAAGAGGTATTATTAATTTTCTCATTATCAGTAGATTATATACTAATATATGGGGTGTTGATTTTCTGATAGGTTTATGTTTAACTATCACATTAACTTTAATTTCTCCCTTATTCTATGATACTCTTTTATATTTATGGGAAGAGGATATTCTCTATTTTACAAATATAATTATAGATAACTTATGGGATAAAGACGGATTAGAATTCTTTGAAACCTGGAAAACACGCATATTAGGTTCTCTAAGTGTATTAATCATTATTATCCTATTCTTTGTGGAGATTAATTCTAGAATGATACAAGAATTTTTAGTTCACATGTTGATTACAGGATTTATAGTAGATCAATCCAATCAATATATATTAAGTATAATGAATAAAAAGAAAGTAGTACCTCTGGAGGTTACTAGAGAAGAGATAAGAACATCTCCTTTAGAGACTAAAATAATTCAAATTCCTTCATCTGTGGAGGTTATAAATAATTATTCTCCAAATAAATCATCTAATGAAGATGTTAATATAACATCCTTTATCATGATTCCCGATTATTTAACTTTGAAAGATGGAATGGTTACATCACATAGTTCTGAAGATCTGATTAAAGAATGATAAAAATATAATTATTTAATAAAATCAAATATTATTAAATAATGAAGAAAATTATTATAGTGGTTGATTCTAAACCCTTAGTGAAAATATCTGTTAACCAATTAATTACTTTAAAAGATTTGTTGGATAGTTCTAATAAATTTTTAAAGAAAAATAGAATTCAACCCAATAAATATAATCTTATTCTAAGATTAAGTAGAGAAAAAGATGTACCTAGTAATGTATTGACTGACCCTACATATTTGAAGATTTCTCCATATTCTCAAATAGTAGATGGTGAATCCTATTTATTTTATATTTTAAACCGTCAATATATGACTGTTTCTCAATTGAAAAATGTATGTAAACAACTGGGTATTAAAGGTTATAGTAATAAAAATAAAGCGTGGTTATTAGAAAATTGTAGGAAAACAGAACAAAAAATAGTTGAAAAAGAAATCATTAAACAAGAACCTAATTGGTTAAATATTACACCTGGTCAAGCTCAGTTAAAATATGAAGAATTATATAAGGAAATCCCTAAAGTAGTTAAAGATTTTAATATTTGGAATGAAGTATTGCAGATTCGTAAAGATAAAGAGCTTTCTCCTGAAGAAATATTAGATAAGATACCTATATATAATGAAATTATGAGACAGAAATTATTAAAACAATATCCTGATAAAGAATCTATATATAAGTATTATGTAGATAGGAAAGAACATCAATATTACGCCAAGATGGTTTATCCGAACTTATCAGATAAGCAAGTTAGGGAAAATATAAATGCTTTAAAATTAAAATTAGACGATTTACATTTTTGGGTTAACGCATATATTGATATAATTAACGAATGGAAAAGATCAAAAGGTTACAAAGAGATAGCACAATATAAAAAATATTGGATAAAACCCAAGGTTAATTTTGAAATAAATGGAAAATTCTTTAAAAATATTATCAATACTATTTCTTCTGTATATAAAGATGTTAACTTTACATTTTATTCTAAGGATGAACCTGGCCTATATGTACAAATTATAGATCCATCCAACGTATCTCTCTTAATTTTATATATACCTGAGATTGATTTTGATAGTTATAATGCAGATGATAATATGGTAATAGGTGTAGATTTATCTAAGATAAAGAAGTTTTTGAAGAATGTGAAGAGTAAAGATAAGATAGAGTTTATAGGAGATGAAGATTCTATAAAGATTAAAAATTTAAATACTGATAAACAAATAAATATAGAAACACTTATTATAGACGAAGAATATTTATCTATTCCTGAAACCCAATATAGTGTAATGCTTAAAATGGAATCTAAAAAATTATATGAAATATTAAGAGATTTAAGAAAAAAGAAAGATAAATTAGACCCGTATCTAAAAATTAAAACCACACCGGATAGTATTTCTTTTGATGATTATACATTATATTATAAAGATTTTAAACCAGGAGAATTTGCTGCTGACCCTCTTGAAATGGATTTTTTCATAAGACCGTTTTTAAAGTTTGTCACTTCAGCAAGAAATCTTTCTAAGAATATAGATTTATCTATGAATGATAATACTCCTTTAAAAATATCTTTCAATATCCCAGATCTGGGATATTTACAATACCATTTAGCTCCCCAAGAATAAAAATATATATTATCGAATAATATATATGTTATAGTCTAGATTTATAATCTTTGATAGTCGGCGTCCAAAATTCAACCTTTTTGAGTTGTTGGTTAATTGTTTTCATAGCTCTTTTCTCAATCTGAACCCATCTAGGATCATTATCTGGTGTTACGGCCGGATGTCCATGAAAGAAGATATTTACACGTTTACTTTTAGTAATTCTATCTATCAGATATCCAAAAATATGTAAAGATCTTTCTAAATGATAGTTATTTGTAATAATATGAAGATGAATTCTTCTAAGATCAATATAGTCTAGTTTCCGAATACCTAAAGCATCCATCTCCAAAATATTACGAGTATTGTAACCCATCAGATCTTGGATCGTAGGTTTAGAATGTAGATAATGTGATAACCAGTCGTAACTAAAAATACAATTTTCTATAGTGTTTTTAGAATACGGTTCAGTCACAATTCTTGATTTTTTAATCCCTTTTTTCAATAAAAAAGATTTCATTAATTTTGCTTCACCTGTTCCACCACCACTACATAAAATTATTTTTTCATGTGTTTTTAAACTATAAAAAACCTTAATAGTTTTCATCAATCTGGTATATAAATGAGAGGTTGGTGTGATGAAATATTTATCACCTTTTTTAACCAATCCTCTCCCACAACCTAATACAACTAAAATATGCATGAATTATAAACTAATATACATTTATTTAGCTTTTCATTTTTAATTTTATGATCTCTTTAAGATCAAATAAACAAATTAATTAAACGTGTATAGATACATACAAACGCTATTTTGCTTAAAATAGCATTTTTAATATAATACTTTTTCAGTACAAATTATGGTTTATGAAAAATCATAATTTTATCTATTTTTTGATAACTCTCCATTTTGAGTTTTTAGGATCTTGAAAATAATAATATATTTCCGACAGGATATTGATATAAATGTGCCGGATTAGTTATATATACAGTATTAGGATCTAAAGGACTTCTCCAAGCTAAATTACTACTTCTACCTCCATCTAAATTAATAAGTGTTTTAACATTTGGAAATGTTGATTTAATACTCTTGGCTAATATCTTCAGATCCATACCTACACCTCTCTGTTCTCTCCCTTCTACTGTGATAAGTATATAATCACCATTATTCATCACAGCCAATGCAGATCTTGGATTAGGATTATCAGAGTGTGATAATTCTCCTGGATTAATTCTATCACATCTTGGGAAAGTCTTTACATCTTCTATAACTTCATATTTACAAGGTTTATCTTTTGAATTATACCCATACTTATAATATCCAGAGACAGTAATATCATCTTCTGTCTCCTCCAAAACTCTAATCCCTGGTTTTATATTTGTTTTAACATCACATGCAAATCTTTCCTCATAAGGATTAAACACAATTTCTCCATCATCTATCATAATAGGACCCGAAGCGAATAAATAACTATAATTAGATGGGATAGATTTTGTTATTTGTAGATCACCCAATTCATTAATAGTTACAAATCCATAAACATCTTTATATTTTTCTGGAATCTCATATTGGTTTGTATTTATCATATTATCTCTATAAGGACCTATAGGAAGATAATCTCCTCTTATATTAAAATAACCTCCATTAATAGCTATAGCATAGATCCTATTTTCTCTTAAATAAGAGGCCGGGTCTAATTTACAACAGAGACTTTTAAAACTATAACCTTTAAATTTAGATCCTGTTTTATCTATTTTCACGGCTGTAATATAATGTTCCTGTAAAGGACATTCATCTCTTTGTTTATTTGTTATGGTTAAATTATAATCTTCAGGAAGAGCATTTATTAATATTTTATATCTATTAATTGTAATGATATTAGAATCAAAAATAAATTCCTTCATTTGAGTTGCTATCTCACCCTTTCCAGGTATAGGAATAGGATTATTGGAATCAGGTAAGGATCTAATAGGAGCATATGTAGTATAATTTTCACTTAATCTTCTTATGTTTAAAACATCTTCACCCGCCCTATATAATAAAACAGATTTATTCTGATATAGAATTTCAGCCAATCTATTCACGACCTCAACCATGGATCTGGTATTATAATAGGCCACTAAATTTAATTCTATCGGTTTAGGTCGAAACCCAAAATTATCTTCCTCTTTACTCCTAAATTGAGTCCAATATTTTCTACCTATCTCATTTCTCTTATTTTGTAATTGTCTTAAATTAGGATTTCTAGGTATAATTATATCAGTGTCTTTAAAAAACCATAAGATAAATCTCAACATACTTTCAAACAATTCCAGATCAGAAAATACAAAACTAAAAGGATTATAACCACCAGATGCCATAATAGTTGTACCTAAAAAAGAGATTAAATCATAAGACGGGTTAAATTCTCCAAAAGTCGCATCCGGAAAATTATCTATTTTTGGTGTTATTAATACATTCCTGGATTCCATTCTACTTAACCCATAATCTGTTATTTTAAGCATAAAATTACATCTATTCTTTGGTATAATAATATTTCTTAAATTATCTGCTCTATTGGGTATAGGATAAGAGATATAATTAATATTTTTAGGATATTCATCCCATAATATGTTTCCTATATGTAAATCATAATGAGTAAATTTATAATATTGTTGAGCTTGTAATAAACTATGAGATACTTGAAATAATAAATATAAATAATGGATAGGTGTTTGTAATCTCATATTAGGATCTATAAATTGTTTAATTTGTTTATCAAATCGTCTTGTTAGGATAACAGGTTTATGTGCCTCCATAATAAAATATATCTCCACATTAACACCATCATATAAAATAAAACTTCCCAATGTTTTACTATAATGAGGTGATATTAATTGGTCAACTAAATCTGTAAAAAAGAACCCTATAGCAGCCTCACATAATAGATTAGGTATAATATATCTATATTTATTTTCCCCAGAAGGGATCATAATAATCTCATCCTCATCTTCAACCAAATTAATAATATCCTGACAATATTCCTGTAAAATCTTATTGTCTCTAACACAAGGATTGGCCTGTTTAATAACATATTTACCATTTTCAACTAAAAATACTTTTCCAACTCCTCCTTCTCCAATTAAATTTTGTCGAGTCATCTGAGAATATAATCTATTGGTAAAATCATTTGTCATGTGAAAATCATTAACATTTAATTGTAAATTATGAATAGAATTAATCACTTTTCCAACCTGATCATTCATATTTTTAATTTATTATATAATTATTTTATAGAAACTGATTTATTTAATATAAACTAAAAACTAAATAAATGCTGACTTTAGTTACGGGAGCAAGAGGTAAATTACATAACGATATTGTTCACATCTTTAATAGAATTAAACCTTTGACAGGATGGTCTATTTATAGTAAAAAATATAATTCTATTGTATTACCTATTGTGGAACCTGTATCTATTGCTAGAAAAATTAGAGAAGAGGTTGCTGACGATATTAGATTTGAAACTAATTTTGATGATGTGGACAGATATAACTATCTTAAAAATAATGTTGTAATGGGGTTAAATATTACTTTAAGAGATCTATTAACTTTACATGCAGTATCTAAAATGAATAGAGACCCTGAATATTTTATTAGAGAATGTCATGATTGGGAGGAATGGAAAGATTCAGTTATTCCTAATTCTCTAATTATACCGGATTGGAGATATCCTACAGAATTAAATTATTTACATAAACAGGGTATTAAAAATATTGTAACTATAAGAGTTCACGATCCGTTAAGTAATCAGGTGGAATTTAATTGTGACCAAGCTTTAGATAATCATTTAACTGATTATCTAATGATTCCAACCAAAGATAAAGACCTGATTTATAAGACGGTAGAGAGATTTCCTCAATATGATGGGGTTCAAGCATGTAGTTATAAATACGTTTAAATAAATATATATTGTTATAATATATATTTAGAAAAAAGGTTTTTCCCGAATCCAAATATTTAACCCATATTTGACATGACCTTCAGTTGGTGGAAGCCCTCTATGTAATGTGTTTTGTTTCTTTTCACCTCTGGCAAAATTCCACCATCCGACTGCATCTCCTTTAATAGGTCGAGATTTAACTCCCAATTCTGGAAATTCGGTTTCACCTCCTTCTCCTTTATCTACACTATTAAGATAAGCAAAAAATGTAAAAATTCTATTACCTGCATCCTCCAATAGATCCACATCATCAGTAGAGAAGAAATCGACATGGGTTTCAAAATATTCCCCACCTTCATATTTCACACACATCAGTCCTTCAATCTGTTCCCTTTTACAGTCCAGTAGATAACAGATACGTTTAATTAGATTCTCTATATTTTTGGAATATTTACGCGGACATCCATCCTCTAATAAATACGAAGTTTGACTGGTTCTCATCTCATCATATAATAATTTATTATCTATAACTACATTACTTCTCTCAAACCCATTTTTTTCTGCTAATCTTATTAATTCTTTAACCTCTCCAGATGTTAAGAAATTTTTAATTTTAACAATATAAGGTTCTTTATTAATTATTCTAGCCTTGAAATCTTTGGATATATATTCCCTCTTACTCTTATTTATTCTTTCTATATCATTAATAGGAATTTTATCAAAACTATCTTTTCTCCTATGAGAACGGTGATGTTTCTTATCTTTCCTCTCCTTATGATGTCTTTTTTCTCTTCTTCTTGAACTCATCCTTTTAATTGTTAATTATGTTCTTATATTTTGAAAAAAGAGATCTTCTTTAAGTTCAAAATAAAAGTAAAATTAAACGTATATAGATATATAAAAACGCTATTTTGAGAAAAATTGTGTTTTCTAACAACTATTTTTAAGTGTAATTTATGATGGAATAAAAATCATAAATTTCTTCTTTTTCATTAAGTATTCATTTTGAGATTTAAACATCTTTTTTAATTTCGAGAAAGAAGATATCTATTGGGACAAAGATACATATAATCTATCTGCATAAAGAGGGTAAAAGGACTGTCTATCTAATTTAGCATTACTCGGATCTAAGGATATAAGATATTTTTCATATTCATCTGGACTCATCTGTATAATTTTTTCTGTTAAATAAGGATCTTTTTCCCTCTCTATATATTCTTTTAATTTTAAATATAAACCCTCTGGAACATTTTCAGCCTCTGAAACAAAAATACCTATTCTTTCCCCAATACTTCTTAATACATTACTATTATCTATATTTAAATCATAAGCTTTTATATATTTCTCTAGAGGATGATATCCATTGATTTCATGTTTGTTTAAAGAATTTAATAAATCTTTTCCTATATCTGATAAATCAGTCATATCTTTTAAATTATGACTGATTTTTTTAAAATAATTTAATTAACATACAAAAGATAGATTATAATGATGGGAAATCACTACATTTCCAATGAAAATCGCTTCTACCTATTTTGTTTTTTAAATCCTTATTTTTTATAATAACACCACCTCCATCATGAACCCAATCCTCAAAAATAGTGTCCTTAAACATGATTTTTACATGATGTAATACATCTTTATCCGGACCTATTGCGCCATTCCTATTCTTATTGTTAAAGAAATAAGGACAAAGTTGTGGAAATTCTTCATTAGAGAAGTCCTTTGTTCCATTATGATAAATCCAGATACGATTTCCATTCTGTAATATACCGAATCTTTCATCTGATTTAATAAATATAACCTGTACATTCTTTTCTATATAGTATCCCTTACGTAGATAAGTATCAAATCTCCAAAGTTCTCCCGGAACAGTAAATTCGTCTAATTTGAGAGCTTCTTCAAGTAAAATCTTACCTTCATTATATTTTTCCCAATATTGTAAAATTTCATTTGCCGTTTTCATTCTTTCTCTATATCCAGGATTGCATTGCGTACAATACTTTATATCACAACTCATAATTCATTCAAATCTTTCGTTAATTTTTTCTCAAATCAGAATTATTTAATCAATATTTAATAACTATTCCATTTATCCAATAACTCTTTTCTATCTTCATAGATCTTTATGAATTCCTTTTTAAGATCCATATCAATAGTCTCATATTCATCATAATATAATCTTCTTTTAAGTTCCCAATCACCATTTTGTTTATAAAAATCAATAGTCGTATCATTATTAAACATGGTAAATTCATTATCATTATGACTTACTATGTATATTCTTGAAAATGTATATGTAAGTAAATTAAATCTATATGTAGATAATTTTTTATTGAATTTTATAGTCACTTCAAGTACAGGGAAATATTTATCCTTAAATAAATCTGTAAAATAATCTTGTCTTTCATTAATTAATTTCCGTTCTCTTTCTGATAATAATAATTGAAAATCACTAAGTTCTTTTAACGTAAATATATCAGGATTATATTTTTCAACTAATAGTTTCACTAGAATATCTTTAGGCAATTTGTATAAATTCACAGGCTTCATAATTAGTATGATATAATTCATATTAATTATTTAATCAGTTCTTAAGCATTAATCCATTCATTCTCATTTTTAATTTTTTCTTTTTCTTCGGGTGTAAAATCATCTTCAATATCAAACATAGTTCTAATCTCTTCTGTAGTTTTACCTTTAATCATATCGGCAACCTTTTGACATGTAAGTTCCAATAAGGATGAAATATCCATATAATTACTGGCTAAAATCAATTCGAAAAGTGTATTCTGATCCACATCCATAAATTCGTTATCCCAGGGATCATCTCCATCAGAATCTGGCTTATTAGAATGGTGTTTGCAATATTCAACCACCTTTTCTAAAATATTTCCTTTCACCTCCATCAGAGGAATTGGGCTATCAGTGCCAATATCTTCAACCAATTGTTGGACAGTTTTTGCCATTTTAATATCTTTATATTCAATCTTAAATTCAACACCATCAGATGAGACCAAAGTAACAAGTTCGTTATCCATTTTTATAGTATTCGCTATTCTGTATATTGTAATTATGTATATATTCGATTTAATGTATCATTTTTATTTAGTTAAAATACATTTAAATAGATCTAAAATATATGAAATGCAAATTGTATCTGTAAAAGTAAATATTGATAATCTGATTAAGAACCCATGTAAAAATTTCCTATCATATTTGTATAAAAAGAGAGGGTGGGAGAGAGCTATTCTCAGGACAAGCAAAGAGAATTGGATTGATTCTTATATGGAAGATAAACAAATAAGAATTCTTATTTCCAATACAGGGAACATCAAAATTCACGGTTTTTGCGTAATGGATATCTTAAAAGGTATTGGTTTTGTTGAATCTGAATTTAAATATGGTAAAATAGATTGTTATTTAAATAGTGATGATATGCAGGTTAAAAAGGAATTTGAGGCTGTGGTCGATCTTAGTTGTTGGGGTGATTATGAATTTGAATCAAGAGAATTAAAATCTGAATGTGGTAGAATTAATATGGATGGGAACCGGGCGATGTTGAGTTTCAATACTCTGGAAGATGGAGAAAAATTAAAGGATGTTTTGGTTGAAGTATTTAATGATAGGGAGGATTCTTTTGAATTAATGACTGGAGAACAATATATAATAGGATCATGTTTAACGTGGGCATTTCTAAAACTATCTGGTTATTTTAATTGATATATTTCATATTTTTTAAAAAATATGAAATATGAATTTAACATGTTTTTATAGAATGAAAATAGACAAAGATTAATATAAATACAATCACTGCCAAAGCGATAGCTCCTGATATTATTCCTGAAACATTAGATCCTGTAGATGTGTTATTCTTCCAAGATCCTTCAAAAGTATGAATAACGCAAATGTTATTATATTTATGTTTAGGTCCCATTAATTTATCTTGCCACGCAAAGTATTCTTGATCTAAAATGTGTATCAAGCCTCTTTTATTACTTAATTCTTCATTAATAACTTCTGTGAAACAACCTGGACCTGTTAATAATAAAACATCCATATATCCTATTGTTTTTGCCCCATTATCGATTTTATTTTTAATTCTCTCGACAACTTTTAATAATGTAGGATGTTTCTTAGGAGCATAAAAAGTCCATTGACAATATTGTAAATTATAAGCATACCTAGAATTAATTTTAGTATAATTGTCAACATCTGCCTCTATACAAATATTTAATTTATCCTTTTTCAACCCCCATTCTTTTATAGGTTTTTCACAAAAAGTATCTATATCAGAATAAACTCCCCCATATTCATATATAACCAAGTATCTAAAAAAATCAGCTCTTTGAACAGGTAGAGGTAATTTATTATAAGTATCTAAATATTCTGGATATTTTTCTTTGATAAAATCCATACAATCGTCATCATCCCAAAATACATATTTAACATCTGGATTTTTATCTCTCCAAGATTGAGCTTGATGTTTTAAATGTGACGGAAGTTTATTTGTTTTCCAAGTTTGGTGAATACTCAACTCATAATCATTAGAAACAGGATAAGATGAATCACTATCTGATAAAGTATAATCTGAAGAATCTCTATATTTTTCAAAAGTATAAGTATGTCTAGAGTCTGATTTAAAAGAAGTTTCTTTATAACTATCTGATCTTTCAGAACTTTTTGTATCCGATTCAGAGTATTTACTAAAATCAAATTCACAAGAAGACAAATCACTGCTTGATTCTACTCTATATTTACTAAATGTATCACTAACTGAACTCATATAAAAATAAATCTTTTTATATGATATATTATTTTATTCTAATCTGATTTCTTTAATGAACATAATATTGGTTAATCCCTTTTTAGGAAAATAATATACTTTTCCTTTCTTTTCAAATAATATCCTAAAACTCTTATATAAATAATTTTGATTAATATATTCCCAATCATATGGAAATATATCTTTAACCTTATTCTGTATATCTAATCTTTTAAGAAAAACTAAAGCTTGTTTGATAGCAGAAGAAAAATCTGAAAAGACTTTAGTGTATTGTCTGTTTTGAGATAAAACTACTAATATCCAATATTTATTACCACTTTTATAAAATTGTTCTGTCACAGGTATTTCTCTGATTAAGCCTGAATCTATCCTTGGTCCTAGATTAAATTTTACTTTATTCTGACGATTAGTCCAATAATCTCCAGATATTAATTTAGCTGTATCTCCAATTTCTGTATTACAAGGATTCTGATTATCAACATATAAATCAAGAAGATAAGGTTGACCTCTTAAGGATAATCTTTTTAGATAGAATTGTTTCCATGTGTCTGTTCCTTTATTATTTATAAATGGTTCGAAATCTCTATAAGATAATTCCATAAATATTCTGTCACTATATCTATTACATAATTGGTTAATCTGTTTATTGGTTAAACATAGAGATATAACTGCTGTACCTGGCAATTTAGTTAATATAGATACAAAAGTATCCAAAGTTAAATTATCTGATATTAATTCCATTCAGCGATCTTCTTTAAACTTAACTCAAAATTTTTTAAACCAATTGTTTAAAGAAAATCACCGATTTAAAAATGATTAAATAAATAGATGTATGATTTTATATAAAAATGGAAGCACAAATGGCAGATCAAAAATTAAATGTTGTAGACTATTCTGAAAAGAGTTTTGTGGTTTGGGGTGAATTAACCCGACAGTACAAAGATCATTTAAAGGGATTTGGAGGCCGATTTAATGGGAGATTAAGACAAGTTGGAGATTTTACAACTGGTAAAGGGTGGGTTTTTGGTCTTAAGAATAAAGATTCGATTTTAGAATTTGTAGAGAAGGTTAATTCCGGAGAAATCAGCCCTACAGATTTACCACAGAACACTGGAGATGGATCTCTTCCGACCGTGAATGCACCCAAATCAACAACTTATCAATGGGTTAAGTTTCGTATTTTTAAACCACAAACTGGGATGAGAGTTCTTCTTAAGGTTAATAATCAAGAGGTTGTGGGAGAGGTTACATCCACCGAACAACACAATAATATCACTGATACGGTTTATATCGATTTCAATGGAAAAACATCTATGGGGGTTATTCAAAATGGAAGATGGAAGATTTTAGGATATATGGCAGATCATACTTTATTCTTTACTGATCAGGAATAAATATAAATGTTTGTTATCAAAACAAATATTTAGAATTTTACGGATAAAACATATGGAGATTTACACAATTCATCCCAGGTAATATCTAGAGGAATCTCACCTGTTCTGAAACCATCATGGATTCTTATAAAAAAACTAACAGCAAAAGGGAATTCTACAACCTTATTTATATTAGAAGCTAAAGTAGGAAATCCTCTAGAGATTTTTCTTATTATCCAATTTCTAGACATGGAAATATTGATTAAATTCAAAAAAGCTTTAATATCTTTTTCTGTTAATTTATCTGTTTCTGAATCTACAATACTTCTATTATAATCAGGTATATTAGCCAAAGCTGTATTTAGCTGATTTAAATTATTTTTATTTTGATTATGATTGTAAAGTATTTTTAATAGAAGATAATCAGTTAGATTTTTAGCCCTTAAATATTCTACATTAATATATCCTGATAATGGATCATAGAAGGCTTGTATGGGCAATTGAAAATTAGTGTCTTTTCTTAAAATACTACATAATTCAGATACTATATATAATCTATTTGTATAAAAATCTCTATAACTCTCTTCAGGTCTTTTTAATTGTAATGTTTTTACACCAAATTTATTAACTATTCTATTTAACCAGAATTTATCATCCTGACATAAAGATCTGATATATTTAGAACTTTTACAGGTATTTACCAGATCTTTATCACTTAATTGTTGTAAAATCAACAAATCTGATTGTTTATCTCCAGTTAAACTCATTTAATTACTTTTTATTAATTATTTATGTTATTATTTATATTAATGTCCCTGCCAGACCTCCCAGACCAGCTCCGACTAAAGCTCCACCCGGACTTCTAGTGACTAATCCACCGATTAAACCACCACCTAATCCTCCAATAACAACATTTTTACCGGAAATATCTCCACCTGTCAATAATCCAAATTCAACATCTTTTCCTTTTTCAGGAAGAGGTCCGTATTTAGTTTGGACCAGTTTAGCAAATTTTCTTATATCGGAAGGATCATATTTTCTATTATTCACAAAATCGTAAGCAAATTTAATTACATATGCAGTACAGAAACCACCTTTTTCACAATCGGGGTTCTTTTCATTGAGTTCTTCTGTATTAAAAACATATAAATCAAAATCTAAATAATTACCCAAGTATTTTTCAATAATTTTATTGGTCTCATTAAGATATTTAGCATCTAATCCTAAAGGTTCAAATCTATATATTCGTTGATTCTTATAATCGATTATCAATAGATTACTATGTCTGGTCTTACCATCTTCTATGATTACTCTCATTAAACCCATATAATTATTATCCACAGGACTTCTATTCATATGAACCATATTTTCCCATCCTTTATCTGTTTCTTTAAAAAAGATATATAAAGGTTCTCTAATTAAACCCGGGTAGTTGTCTAAAACCATATTAAAATATCTCCCATCTAAATAACAAGATTCTGTTTTAGGATATGATTTATAATTATCAAGATTATGTGTATATTTCATTTAATATACACATATTTTTATTTTGGACAGATTGGATATCCATTCTCCAAATGAGGATATATATATTTTCTATAATTTTCTTTTAATTTAGGATATAGATCATTATACCAGTAATTTTCATCAAAAGGAATCCGCTGAATAAATACCTGTTTATCGGTATCACAATAAACAATATAATCACAATATTTCTTGTTTAATATTTTCATCCCCTGCTGCATCTGATCATAATGAGTAGGCCAGATGTGGTTGTAATTATCATGATAAATACCATTCTCTTTATGTTCGCAATATCTTTTAATAGGACCATACATAGACTTGGGGCATTTGATTTCTATAATTCCATCAGTACCTAAAACATCTCCATCTACAGAAGCACCCAACCACATATCCCTCGGGTATTTAGGAATACATAAACCTCTCTCCACAACCTTTACATTATATTTCCTTTCATAATAACTTCTAGCTATAGGTTCCATTTTACATTCATGTTCCATATATAATTTATTAAGAGGTTTAAACTCTTCAACAACTTTACCAGCTATAATTAAGCCGGTCTCTTCGGGGGTTGAAAAAGTACTTCTTCCTACCATACTACCTGTTTTAGAGGCTGTAATTCTACCTTTTCTAGCATTCTTCCATTCATCTGTCCCTTGAGGAGCTAAATGTTCCCAATAATCTTTGTATTCTTTCCATTGATTCATTCGGATTTATTTTTTGAATAGTATTCACTTCTTTAATTCAATTTCTTGAAAAGATTATAGTTTAAGATTATTATTTCTACAGATTCTTTCTATTAATTTATTCAGAGTATAAACTTCATCCTGTAAATATTTAATCTCATCTTTTAACATTTTATTTTCGTCTATCATATTGTTATGAAAGGAATATAGATTACTCTGTATATTATCCACAGTTTTTATAATAGAAGAACTGGTTTTACCAAATTCTCTACATTCTTTTACACTGTGTTCAATATAATTATGAGATAGTTCAGATACATCTTTAAATTTCTGAATACTCTCAAATACCACAGGTTCCAATACATCTCTTAATCTGTAGGCAGCAGTCTCCTTGTAGTCTAAAAGAACATGACTAAAACATTCTTCAATCTTTTTAGTTAATATCTTATATAATTTGATATCCAAAGATTTTTCTACATTATCTGTGATATTAGGGATCTCCTTATATAATAAATCCTTTATTTCATTCTGCATCTCTTCTCTTTTTTCTTCCAAATCTGTGAATAATCTTTTCTTGAATATTTTAACCTCATCATATATCTGGTCCACCTCATTATTTATTTTACCTATGGATGAATCTGCAGCTCTCTCGGCCATATTAAATAAATTAATAGCCTTGGCTATTTCTCCATAAACAAAATTCGAATATCCTTTAATAGATGAATAAGCTACATCACTGTAAAGATGGGAATCTATTTTATATTCTGAAGGTAATAAACTTCCAAATTGTCTAAAGAATCGTTGGATTTGAACCAACCAATCCCTTCCAATTTTACCAGTATCTATGAATAATACTAGGTTACTTATATATTGTATATAAGTATAAACATTATTGTCTATTAGATTTAAATGAATATCAAAGGGGAAATTAAAATCTATACCAAATATCTGTTCAGATAATTCAGATTTCATAAAATAAAAATAAGATAGAGACGAAGATATACCTAAAATGAATAATTTTCTAATTTTTACATTATCCGGTTCTTCATCCTGATCTGGCAATTTAATAAAATTAACACTATTTAGTATTTTCTCTTTATCCTCATCTGATAAGGAAGATATAAATTGGTCTATTTTATCTATAAAATTTCCAAAAAAACTCAGATCTAAATTCTGAAGATTAATCTCAGAGACTAGATTATTAAAATATACAGTTTTGACAGATTCTATCATTTCATAACTATAGGTTATCTCAACAAAACTATACTCTGTTTTTGGTAATATGGATGGTGGTAATTCAGAAACATATTGTTTACCCCTATGTGTTAAATTGTAAAGTTTCATTTTATTAATACCAAATATATTTATATAGTTAATATTTTTTAAGAATTGATCAATTAAAAGGTATATTAAAATAATAATAACATTACTTAAAATAAAACATGGAACAACCGTCTTTAAATTTATTAGGGGATAATACTAAGAGATTAACCTCTCGAAGAAGAGGGAAGAGGAGAGGTAGAAAAAGAAAAGAAGTGAAACCACAGATCCAACCAACTAATTTAGCAAATCCTATCTTTGGTTGTCCTGTTGATTTGTTAGATCCAGAAAAAGCTCAAGAAGATCCGGATAAATTGGGTGTTATGGTTACCCGGCAAGAGAAAGAATTAATTGTAGCTCAATCTAGAAAACAAAGGAAGAATTTACCCACATTAGTGATTGAAGAGATTTCATATAGTTTATTTGATCATGAAGAATTAGAGAAAGAGGCTGTTTTTGAAGCTACAAATACTAACGATGAAGGTTTATATTCAGTTAATGATCCCAGAGGTGGTGTGGTAGATAGAAATTCTCTATGTAAGACATGTTATTTAGATAATATGGAATGTCCTGGACATTTTGGTATTATTAAATTAGCTGAACCTATCATTCATCCTTCTTTTAGAAGAGAAGTTGTAGATATACTGACTTCAATTTGTAACAGTTGTGGTGGATTACTTTTACCCATTGATCAGATTAAAGAAAAAGGGTTTTTAGCCTTATCAGGTATGAAGAGATTACGAGCCATCGCAGATGCATCTTCTAAATTACCCTGTAGAAGAAAAAGAATTGAAGGTGAAGAGGGTATCACTGCATGTATCGCTAATCCTACATATAAAACATCTAAACTTAAAGAAACAGGTAAAATTTTTTATACATATGATATTAAAGGTAAGGGTATAGAAAATGTGCGAAGTATAGAAGATATTGAAGCAATTTTTGATAGTATAACCAAAGAGGAGGCAGAAATTTTAGGGTTTTCCGGAGGAGCTCATCCTAGAAAATTAATTTTAAAGAGTATAACTGTTATGCCTTTATGTGCGAGAGCTCCAGTCATTCAAGATGGGTTAGTTCTTAAAGATGATACAACCAGTATGTATCAAGATATTATTAGATATAATGAAGAACTTAAGAAAGATGATTTGGATGAACATGAAAGAGGAAATAAATTAAAGAATCTTATTTTTAGTATTGAACATTTGATTGATAACTCTGACAAAAAATACAGACAAGGAAAGAAGAAAGCTTATCAGAGTATTAAAGATCGAATTCAGGGTAAAGAGGCTATTATTAGATCTTCCATGATGGGGAAAAGAGTTAATTATAGTGCGAGAACGGTTTTAGGTCCAGATCCAAACTTAAAATTTGGTCAGATTCGTATCCCTAAAGCTATGGCTCCTTATTTAACCCAACATGAGGTGGTTACACCAGCCAATATAAAGCGACTTACAGCTTTATTTAATACAGGTAAGATTACTTATATTACTCCTTCTAGAGGTAGGTTAGAAGGAAGAAGAATTAAAGTAAACGAAAAGGTAAGAGAAACTTATCGTTTAACTTTTGGAGATGAGGTTGATAGATGGTTACAAAATGGGGATTATGTTGTGTTTAATCGTCAACCAACACTTCACAAACAGGGTATTATGGGATATGAAGTTGTTTTAGGAACACCAAAAACAATCGGGTTACATCTTGGATATACCCCACAACACAATGCGGATTGAAGTTTCCAGCTTGATGTCCGCAACAGGTAGCTGCTCGTAAAGTTGTCAATGTACTTTACGAGGAAAACAGTGTAAACTTGACACGGTACGCAGATCTTTGCACAATCTGTAACGTAATATAACTACCTAGTGATTCACTTATGTGAATTGCAAGATCATTAAATTCAGGGAAACCCCTAAAGCCTTTGGCTACCAACCGTTATATGGAAACAATAACGGGTCCACGGAGAAAGACCGTAATGGGTATGGTAAAAACGTCAAAGGATAGGCCGGAAACGGGCTAATGGGCAATCCTGAGCCAAGCCTCGTACGTTTTGTATTGAACCTGATACAAAACAGAGGAAGGTGCAACGACTTAACAGTGGTCGGTAGGTTTTCATAACCTGCTTAAGATAAAGTCTAGTCCCAAAGGGAAACCTTGGGTAGTAACGTTCGATGGAGATGAAGGTGCAATTCATGCTCCTCAATCTGAGGATGCTGTTCGAGAAGTCGCCGGTCTTATGGCCGCAACTTGTAATATTTTAAACGCACAGAATAATAAAAATATCGCTGCTGTTGTATTTGATGCTTTAACAGGAAATTATATTCTTACTCTTCCTGATACAAAGATTGATCTTGAAACTTTTAATGATATTTTAATGTTTGTAGAAAATTCCGAATCTTTACCTACATTATTTGAAAGATTAGATAAATATTTTGTTCCTCATGATTCGGGTAGAGCTGTATTTTCAGCTATTTTACCTGAAGATTTTTATTACAGAAAAGGAGATGTATATATTAATGAAGGTGTTTTAATTTCAGGTATTATTTCAAAAGAACATTTGGGAGCTACTCATGGAAGTATTATTCAGGCCTTATATAAAGATTACGGACAAGATAGAACGGTAGATTTCCTTACAGATGTTTACAGAATTGGCGGAAGATTTTTAGATACACATGGATTTAGTGTAGGAATGGATGATTGTTTTCTGGTAGGTGAAGATCCTCAAAAGACTATTGATTATGAGGTTCAGAGAGCTAAAATGTTAGTTAAAACTATGGGAACTAAATTATTAGATCCTTTGGAAGAAGAGAGAAGAGAAAATCAGATTATGGCTTATCTTGATACAGCTAAAGGAATGGGTGCTCGTATCAGTAAAGATTATCTTAAGGAAGGAAACGCATTAAATGTGATGGCTAAATCTGGAGCCAAAGGTTCCACTATGAATATTTCTCAGATTACTGGTATTTTGGGACAGATATATGTTAAAGGGCAAAGAATGCCAGAAGTTATTTCTGGTAGAACAAGATCTTTACCCTATTTCCCTGAAGATTCTATTGATCCTGAAGCAAGAGGGTTTGTAGTAAATAGTTTCTTGACAGGATTGACTCCGGCCGAGTATTTCTTTCATGCTTGTGGTGGTCGTGAAGGTTTATGTGATACAGCTATTTCAACTGCAGATACTGGTCACACACATCATAAAATCGTCAAGGCTTTGGAAGATATTAAAGTTTATCATGATGGATCTGTTAGAAATGCCTTTGGAGTTATTTTTCAATTTGCTTATGGAGATGATGGGTTTGATGCTGCTTATCTGGAAAAGGTTACAACTAAAACAGGCTCTTTTGCTAGTTTTATTGATATGAAACGAGTTACAGGTAGAATTAATGCTAAATATGGTTATGCAACTCCAGGAGACCCTGAACCTGATTTCCCACCAACCAAAGAAGAGATTAGACAAGAAAAGTTTTTAGTTCCTAAAAAGGATGATATGGAAGCTCCGGATCTTCCTGTTTTAGGAGTTACCGTTCAGATTGGAGATAATGTTAAAACAGAGTTTGCTGTTGGAAAGATTAAACAGATTGATGGAGATAGAGTTTTAGTTATATATTTGAATGAAGATGGTATTGAAAAGGAAGCATGGGAGGACATTGAAAAGATAGAAAAGTTGTAATTAATTATATTATAAACTTAAATAATATAATTAGAAATGAGTTTTTGGAAATCCATATTAGGTTACACACTTTCCACTACTAATTATGGAGTTACTAATATGAATAATTTATATAATTTTATAATTTCTGTGATGGATACAATGGATGAGAAGCAAAAAGAAGAATTATTAGATAAACTTATTATACATTTAGGTAGAAACTTTTATAAAGAATTTAGGAAATATGTAATTACTAAAATACCCAAATCAGATCATTTAAATGCTATTAATCGAATTGTTTAATATAATTTGTTCCGAACAAATTATATTATTTTATAATGAATCAAGTTTTTTCTGATATCTCTTTTTATCTTCATTATTAATAGCTCCATCTAATCCTCTACAATAATAATAACTATTGGAGATACCTATATCATTATTCATATTACGAAAAGAAATACTATATCTAACCTCACCAGATTTTACTTTTGCTCTTTTAGGCAAGGCATGTTCTAAACCTTTGAAAAAGAATAAAGAATTATTCTGAAGAGCTACTTCATGAATACGTTTATTATGATCTTTAAATTGAAAATCTCTAGAATAACCTATAGTCACATTAGCACAAAAATGGTGAGCCAAAAACGTTTCTGTATCAAAATGAAATCCTATAGAATCATCTTTATTACTATATTTACCAATAATACAAGATTGATACTTTGGATCAAAACCCCAATTATAAATAGAAACTTTTCTACAATAGTCCCCTAATTTTTTAAGAAAATCTGGCATAGGTTCTGCCTCAAAACTTAAAGATTCACCATATTTTGTATAGGTAACTATATCTGAATCAACTTTTCCAAAACACCAAGTTTCTCTGGGTGTTCTATTTCTTTTTCCAAATCTACTTATATATTTAACTCTTGTAAAAGGTAATTTATCTAGTTCTTCTTTAAAATTCGGGATAAAATCAGAAATAGGAATAGATGGGAAATAACAGGCTCTTAGTTCTCCCTTATCATCTACATATTTAAATTTTTGATTAGGATCGTAAACTTTTTTCTTCATATCTTGAATTAAATTGTTATAATAACCATATTATAACAATTAGTATATCATTTTTAAGTAATGTAAGATACCTCTTCGATATCAAAAGGTAATCTCATCCCTAAAATTCTCATATAATAATAAGCAGATGAACATAAAATATTAGAAGACATTCTGATACAACTTTTATAACTTCCATCTTCTCCTCCTTTAACTATATTAATTCTATCCTGAATAGTTAATCCTTCATCTATATCCGAGGAGACTGTAAATGTATTAGATGCAGAATGATAATTCATTAAGGGAAGCTCTAATATATAGTCACCCATACCTTTTATTTTTACATTTAAATCTTCCTTAAATTCTTCTAAAGATAATATAGATTGTGTAACTCTATGATCCACAACTATCTGTTGATCCATAGAAAAATTTGTTGATTCTGAGGTTAATGGATAATCTGATTCACCATCCCAACCCCTCATAAACATGGATGATTCTAAAATAGATACTAAAAATTTTTCTATCTCCGATTTTCCATCTGCATCTAAACATTCATATCTTTCAAAAAAATCTTCAACACACTCTCCTTTGGCTTGTAGATATAACATAACTCGTTCAATCTCTTCGGCCAATTCTATCCTTTCATTATATTCCTCATCTGTTTCGGTATCACGTTTACCATGATAAGCTAATAAGCTTAATTTTTGTATAGATTCATCGCTAAATATTTCATTGGTTCTTGGATTTTGAAATCTCTTATAAGTTGAAAATGTATCTGTTAATTCTCCATAAGTAAATCCTGTAAATCTATTGGTACTTCTTACTCCATATATAATTACATTATCATAAGATAAATCTTCTATTTCATCGAAAAAAGTTGTTTCTGTATTTACTATATTTCCTTGTTTACCATGATAAAAATTATCTATAAAACAAGAAGTCTGAAGCAAAGTATAAGGAGTTTCAAAATTCGTATCAAAAGGATTAATATTAATTCCATTTTTCATACATAAATTTTCAAGATCTATATCCGTATATATATTGGGTGGGAAATTATGATTAAATAATTCATTAATAAAAGGATTTTCAAATGTATCCGGGTATTTGTTTACCATTTTAAACTTTTGAATCATCTCATCATCTATAGGAAAATAAGGTTCTTTTCTAATTTCTATATACTCTTGATATGGATTTTCACAAAAACTAAGATCTATTTTATAGAATATAGCTGCCATCACAATAGCTTCTAAATGATTTACAGGTTTATAATTTATATCTTTTAATTTAATCTCTTCAGCAGTTTCATAATATTCGTCCCACCCATAATTATGGGAATAATCTTCAGAATCAGATAACGAATTTAATAACTGATAACCCTCCTGATCCCCAATTAAATTTGTAAGTATCTCAGGACAATATACATTTATAATATTTAATAAAGTCTTATGGTCTATATCTTTATATTTTATTTTATCATATAATGTGTATTTAAGTTCATAAATTATATTAGGATTATTAAGATTATGATAAACTTGAATTAAATACCACATTTGATTGAGTGTAGAATCTGGATTAGTTTGTAAATTAAAATGATTACATATAGCATATAAAATGCAAGCGTTTAATTTTTCAGGATTAGAATTAGTTTGTAATCCTATCTCATGACCTCTATGAGATTTTTCTAAATTAGATTTGATGGTATAAGATTGTAAAAAATTAAACGCTTTTAATAGATTCCCCTTTCTCCACCCTTTATCTTTATAATTTACATAAGTCCCTATCTTTTTTAGAGCTTCTATATTATTCTCATAATCTTTAGGTATAGATTGTATAGGGGTTTTATAAATTTTATTAATTACCCTCAAAATATATCTTTTATTGTCCATATGTTCTTTTTTAAATTTAATTGAATGGGATAAACATATTTCCTCTATAACAACCTTAGGAGTTGTGGAATCTATATCCGAGGTAATTTCTAAACGATTTAACATTAATTTTAAATTTTATTTAATATATATTATTCTTTAAATAAATATATATTAAATAAAACTATGACTTATCGGATTGAACTAGAATGTTTCTATAGATTATTAACACAAACTCATAGTTTAGGATGTGATGAGGAGGGCACCTTTCATTATTCACCATATAGAATATTTGTATTAGAAACTAGATTATATCCCTTGATTTTTAAATTATATCCTGATAAAAATTTAGAATTAACTTATACAAGTATGTATAATGAAAAGAGAAATAAAATGGTATTACATTTAGAAATTAGAGAATTAACTGATACTAGAGATCCCTTTATTGAAAATAAAAAGTTTTATATATCCAACAATAATTTAGAAATTATTAAAGAAAAAATAGGAGAAATAACATCTATAAATGAAGAATATGCTCTGATAGATTTATCTCGTTTATATGAATCATCAAGTAAAAAGTTTAGTAAGAGTTATTTAGAATCCATGTTACCTTATACAGGATTAGATAGTGGGTATAACCCATTTATTAGACCTGAAGGTATTTATTTATCTTTTAATCCTAATGCTGATTACAATACTGCTTATAAAGAGGTTGTGGGATATATTTTAGACCGAGTTGAAGAATATTATGAAAGAGGTGTGGTGGTTCTAAATGATGTTGTGGATAATAAACAAAAACAGAATCTTATCCTTAACTGGGAATTAGAAAGAGTTGATGTATCTGTTAAAGTGGGAGAATTATATGAACCCACCTGGGAGGATTATCGTTTCGCCAGACATATTACTGATTTTATGTTGGAGAGAGTTTCAGGAGATCCTTATATTCGATTTGTTTTACCTGATAATTTAGTTAAGAGACATTATATTATACAAGAATTACAGAAAGCATCTGTAGAACTAATAGTTGAATCTAGTATTCTCAAAATTCCTTCTGATAATGTTGTAAAATCACAAAAAATAGCAGCTATTATTGATTATGGTAGCTCCAAAGCTAATGGTAGGGTTTTGGTTTTGGGAGCAAATAGATTATCTTATATTTATTTATTTTTCGAATATGCTCAGAAGAAATATGGGGATAGATCTATAGTATCATACGTTACAAATAATCCAGAGACACCCTATATATTTTCTCTATCATTACCTCAAGATGAATATACTAATGATGATGATTTAAAAGAAGAATTTAGAAATTATTCCTTACAAAGATTAATAGAAGTGTCACAGATAACTAAATTGAGAAAAATGTCGCCTCATCAGATTATAGAACAGGAATATAATAATTGATTATTAATTATATTAATATAATTAATAAAAATCGAATATGGAGGCTGAAACAGAAGTTAAAACAGTACAAGTTAACCTTGTTTGTCCAGATTGTTCAATCACTATGAGAAGTGATAAGAATGAGATTCATTATACACATTTTAAATTTTACAAACAACATAAATACACTTACACGTGTCCTAGATGTTCATCCTCTTTAAAATCTGATATCAAATATCCTTACATTAAATATGCAAAATAAATATCATTAACTTTCTTTAATTCTTTAGATATTTCTGTTAAATAATAATCATCTAATTGGTTTTCAACATGTTCTTCTATAATGTGTTGGTTAACATTTATTGGTTTATTTAAAACGATTAGTAATTTGAGAAGAATCTCTTTCGTAGTGATGCCAGATCTGGCCACTAATAAATTTTTAAAAGGTGAATTAGTTATTATTCTCTCTATATATTGATCTACCCATATAATATTCATTTTATAATGATGAATATTATAATAAAAATTGATTATTTTATTACTTTTATATCTAAATATAATTAATATTATGGAATCTATGAAAAAGTTTTGCGAAAAGTGTAATGAAGAGAAAGAAATCTCAAGTATGGTAAGAAAAACAAGTAAAGTTAGTGTTACGAGACCATATTCATCTGGATGTAGTATTAGAACTTATTACTACTGCCCATCTTGCGCCCCTGATGAGGCACCAACTCATACACCTACTATTATTGTAGGTAGTGTTATTAGTATTTAAATTATTTAAATATTTTATAAAAATATTTAAATTTGATTCTATCATTAATTACGTTTTATAGATTTTAAAGTGGGTCTAGATTTACATTTTAAACATACCTTCCCATCCATTCTTGGTTTTCTATAATATTCTTTCAGCCATTTACATTTTCTACAGGACATTGCCCAATTTCTAGGTGGTATATCCATTTTATCTCTTATTTTTCCCGACCCACCTAAAGCAATACATTGTTTTTTCCAAATCATATTATGATTCTGACCCGGAGTTAATGCATGAGCTATCTCATGAATAATTGTGTCTTTTACCCTTGAATAATTACACGAGGGACCTCTCATAAAATATGTAGAAATAAAAATAGTCTTTTTCCCATGATCACATATACCTAAAGATGTCTTTGTATGGTTCTTTTTAATAGACCACTCTTTTAATCCTAGTTTTTTATATCTCTGCTTCCAATATTTTTGTGCATATTCCCAATTATTATGTAATCGATGTTTTTCTTTAGCATTCATATTAAAACGTATAGATTACTTTTATATTAAATAAACATATAATTCGTCAATTTCTTTTTAAAAATATAATCTATAATTAAAATGTCTATTTCTTATATTAATGATCCTTATGATCCATCTTTAAATAAAAAATTAGAAAAGGTGGAACAGACTCTCAAAAAAGAGAAGGGTTTTATCACAACTACAAATTTAGAAAAATCTATTGTTAAACATGATATTATTATAGAAAATCCTGAGAAAATAACCGATCTGATTTCTAATATAAATTATATTCCTGTTAGTTTAAGTTTAAATAAACCTGACATTTCAGATCAATTAGTATTAGGTAGTTATTTAGAAGGAGTTAGAGATATAATTAAAATAGCTACAGATATACTTTTAGAAACTCCGGTTGAATATGTTGAAATGATAGAGAGGGAGGATACATATATATTTAATCCAATTACTGAATTCGGAGAATCTGTATTTATTAATCCTAATTATGTTTCTGATTTCTATGATCTGATTAATCCTGACCAATTTTTAGGTTATACTCTATTCAATACATCCTTATTAACTCGTTACGTATTAGAGAGATGGTATAATAATTCTTATTATGTATCTGAAGATATTAATGTAAAATATATTAAACTTAAGAATTATACTATTCCTTTAATTCCTATTGGTGGAAATACATATTTACAGAATGATTATAATAAAATAAGAGATGATATGGATATGGAGATTAGATCTTTAGAAAGACAAGGTTATTTCGGATATAGATTTGGTATTCATGATTTGGAAGATATTGAATTGGTTAAAGAATTATGTTTAATGTGGAATATTAAAATTGTAGATGAATCCGATTTTTCAATATTAATATTACAGACTGATACTGATTTTTCTATAAGACCAGAAGAATGGTTAAGAAAAAACACACAATTAATTAAGGCAGGACAATTCCCTATTTATACGTTGAGAGGAGAATTTCAATATTCTTATTATGCTGATTATCAGAGAAGATTTGGGCAGGTCTATAAGGATGTTATTCTAAAATATGTGGCTTATCTGGCTTATGCAGATTTATCAGATCAGGATAATGAGTTAATCTCTCCTTTTATTTCTTTAATCCAAATAAATGAAGATTTATCTATTAATGTATCTATACCTACCATTGATTTAGCTGATAAATTAGTTAAAAATATAGAGAATATATTGGAACAAGGGATATCTGGAGTAAATAATAAAACAGGTTCCGCCTGGTTAGTAGAACCCTGTAAAGATTTACAAGATGGTATAATTAAAAGATGGTTAGTCCAGAATATAGATAATAATGCATATCCTATGTTATTTAAAGACGTTTCTGGAAATGAAATTATGGTATTTAGATCTAGGTTAGGTATCAAATATCCATCTCCTTTTAATTTCAGTAAAGAACATATAGAAAAATCTAAAAAGAGTTTATTAGAAGCTTTAAGAAAATATTATTCAGAAAAACAAGTGTGTCATGATGATTTAGAACCTGTAGAATTAGAGAAAATATCTACCATGACTCTAAATGAGTTATTAAGACTAATTCCTGTTACTCAAAATAAAATAACCTATTGTTTTTCCGTAGATACCTTATCCAAATTAGATAAATTTGAAAACCCCTTGACTAGGCAACCTTTTAGTGAAAAGACTTTATTACGTATGAGATATTTAGAAGAGGGGTGGAGAGGATTATTTGATATAGGTCCAATATATGGATTATATGATGATGTTCCTGTTAAAGTAAATATACCTACAACTGTTGGTATTACAGAGATTAAAAGAATTAGAACTGATCCTGAACAGCGTAAATTAAAAGGTCTTTTATTTTTGGTGGAGGTGTTTTTTAGAGACGAGACTATAGAACCTTTATTTGAAATATCTTTACCTACTGTAGGTTTAGAGAGTATAGATCAGTTAAGAGAATATGTTGATAAACTATGGAAAAGGGGGTATTTCTTAAATTATTGGACCTCTGCTGTTCAGAAATATATCGTTCCATCTAAAACAGAATCATACTCAGTCATTGTAGTTAATGATATACTGAGAAGAGCTAGTGATAGTATATTCGACGGTAATATTGCTTTAGAGATGTTAAGAAGAGAATCTCTTTAAATACCATCTTCCTAAATAGTTTACAAAAGAAAGATAGTAAAATCTGAAAACGAAAACTTAATGAAAAAGAATAAAAATACGATTTATTTGATACCGTAAATCAGACTGAAAAATAGTTGTTAAAAAACGTTATTTTTACAAAAATAACGTTTGTATATAGATATATTACTCGAATTAATTTAGAATAAGTATCTTAAAGAAGCAGTATGTTGATCATACTTTTCAAAAATGAATATGAGAAAACAACAGAAACGAATATAAATCTATGAGTACCACAATAGAATATTTTAAGTACCAAGAAGAATTTACAGAAAAATATGGTGAATATACTGTAGTCTTAATGCAGATAGGTTCTTTCTATGAAATATATGAATATGATCCTGAGAAAGATACGGATGTAAAATCTTGGCCCTGTCAGAGATTAGGTGTTGCATGTGATGTGTCTAAATTACTTAATATGAGGTTAACATCCAAAGATAACAATAAACCATATTCATTAACCAATCCTAATATGTGTGGGTTTCCTTGTGTCGCTTATGAAAAACATAAAGATGTTTTATTGTCTCATGATTATACTATTGTTCGTATTGATCAGAGGAAAGAAACACAAAATAATAAGGAGAAGATTGTCAGATTCATAGCTGAGATTGTTTCACCTGCAACCCATATTGATAATATATCTAGTATTCCCATTAGCAATAATATCTTATGTTTATTCATAGAAATACAGAAAGAATCTAGAAATTTTGAAGATTATTTATTAACTATAGGTATATCAAGTATAGATGTAACAACTGGTGAAAATACTGTTACAGAAATTTATTCTAAACATCAGGATGCCATTTATGCTATTCAAGAGACCTATAGATATCTCAATACAATTAGACCAAGAGAAGCTTTAGTCTATATAGAAAATCTCAAATGTATGGATTATAAAAACTTTATTATCAGTAATTTAGAATTAGACACTATTCCTATTTACAATATATTAGTTAATAAGGTGGATAAGAATTTTGTTAAACAGGAATATATGACCCAATTTTTATCTAAATTATTCTCTCCCGAACAGATTAACCCTAATATTATAGAAGAATTAAATTTAGAGAGATTGTATTATGGGACAGTATCCTATTTACTTTTATTGCAATTCTGTTATGAACATAATGAAAAATTAATAGAAAAAATAGGGAATCCCAATACCTCTTGGATTGATGAGGATAAACATCTGATCTTAGCTCATAATGCTTCTAATCAGATAGATTTACAATCAGACAGACCCAAAAATTATAGGAGATGTAATATCAATAATAGAAAAATAGACAGTCTTTTCAGTGTGGTTAATTACACTCATACCTCTTTAGGAAAAAGGTATTTATATAATCTCTTAACTAATCCTATTACAGAGATTAATAAATTGAATCAAACCTATGATATGGTGGAGAACCTAATTCATAACCCGGATATTATGTCTCAGATAATTACAAATATGAAGAAATTGCCTGATATGGATAGATATCAGAGAAAATTATACCTGAAATTAATCAAACCCAATGAATTTGTTACTTTATTTTCTAGCTACAAGATAATTGTAAAATTATATAAAACCATTTATGATTCAAACTTAACACTAAAACAGATATTATTTAAAAGTTGTGATGAATTCAATCAATGTTTAACACAAGTATTTAGTAAAATAAATCTTTCATCTTTAGCCTCCTCTAGAATAGAAGAGAATACTTTAATTTTATCTGATGAGAGTATTTTTTATCAGGGAATTAATAAGGTAAGTGATAAATATGTGGAGGATATTAAAGCATCCCAAAATAAAATAGAAAGTATAACTCATCATTTAAATACATTTTTAAAATCTACTCGGGGTAAAAAATTGGAATATGTATCACAAGGAAAGGTTAAAAATAGTGAAAGGGGTTTGGCCTTATGGACCACTCAACACAAAGCTAAAATATTAAAGTCTTCCTCTTATAATAAAGAATTATGTGGTGAATTACAGTTTATAAATGTGAATAAAGAGATTATGATTGTATCAGAGATTATATCTTCCACCTGTAATTTACTTTTAAAGAAAAAGAAAGAGTTTGCTGAATTTTTATATTCATGTTATACATCTCTAGTTTTTGATATAGCAGACAATTACAATTTCTTTTCTGATATTAATCGATTTATTTCAGAATTAGACTATTTATGTAGTAATGCTTTATCAGCTAAAAATAATAAATATTTTAGACCCATCATAGATCAGAATGCGGAATATTCATATTTAGATATCAAAAATTTAAGACATCCTATTGTAGAGAAGATTATCGATGGAGAATATGTCACTAATGATATTACGCTAGGAAAAACACCTATAGGAATGTTATTATATGGATCTAATTCTGTTGGAAAATCATGTTTTACAAAAGCAGTTGGTTTAAATATAATTATGGCTCAGGCAGGTCTTTTTACAGCATGTAATTTAACATATTATCCTTATACCAAAATTATTACAAGATTATCCGGTAATGATAATTTGATACAGGGTGAATCTAGTTTTGTTATAGAGATGAAAGAATTAAGAACAATTCTTAGAAATGCAGATAGACAAAGTTTAGTTCTAGGAGACGAATTATGTAGAGGAACAGAATCGGTTTCAGGAACATCACTAACAATTACAACTATAGAGACCTTAATTAACCGAAAAAGCTCTTTTATATTTTCCACTCATATGCATCATTTAAA